TTCATTGTTTTTAATTTGTGAATGCTATTTTTGTTCCGTATACAGTTCCTGTAGCACCAGTTGCATAAACATAATGGTCTGCTTGCTTCTCAACTTGTGCCATAGAACCTGGCGCAAGCCTTAAACTTGAAACAACATTTCCATTTGGTGCATCAACAATGGCAACCAGTACACCATCAGTATCTGCGGTGGATCCACCAGTAACAATAGTACCACCGACAAAAATATGCATAAGTGTTGCACCACCTAGAGTGATTGCACTAGCAGTTCCTGTTGGTAATGAAGTTGCCTCTCCTAAAGGTTTGATTGACATTATTCAGAATCCTCTTCTGTATCTGTTTCTAATTCATCAACAACTTCATCTTCAATTTCATCTTCATCTTCAGGATATTCAAATTCTTGACCAAACATTGCGTTTGCAACATAAGGTCTTGCAATGTCAATACGTTCTGCTGCTTTTGCAAACAGAACTTCTTTCATTTTGTCGCTAATATCGGCAGCAGAAGCATCCGTAGCGATCAAATCGATAACGTCGTCCATAAAAATTCAATATGTTAATATACTATATTTATAACTCAGCCTTTTTGGTATCCTTTTGATAGTTGGCATCTATTGCTGCTGCTTCTGCATCAATGTCTGGTTCAGTTGGAATTTCTCCCATTGCCATTGGGTCTTGACCCATGCCTTCCATACCAGAACCTTCGGCTGCTACTTGCTCTTCACCGCCTGCTTGAGGTAATGGTTGACCAGTTATTGGGTCAATTGTTGAAGGATCTGGAATGATACCCTTTTGGATTTCATCTTCAATTTGATCATCAATCTCAATGATTTCTTGGTCAGTTTGGCGAAGGATTCTCTTTCTTACATACTCAGTAGAGTAATACTTACCAATGAATGGTTCTACCTGAGCAAGAAGTGCAAGTCTACCTTCGGTGAGTTCCTTTTCTTTAAGTTCAGCAAACTGATTATCATACAAGAAATCATATTGAATATGATCTCTCATTACTTCCCAATCTTCTGGAGAAACAATGTTCTTGAGAATCAATTGCGTTCTCAGCATGTCGTTGAACATCTGGGCAAAACGCTTTCTCAAACGACCAACAAACTTAGCAAACTTGAGTTCGTCTCTCAAAATCTCAGAAGAACGACCAAGGTTGAAACCACCATCGGCAGCAATTCTTGACTCGGGAACTCCAAGTGCTCTATAGAGTTTCTTTTGGAAATACTCAATATCGGCAAGTTCGCCAAGGTTTTGACCACCAGGAAGTGTGGTGATTTCTGTACCACGACCACCTTCTCTTCTGGGTAACCAGAAGTCTTCCATCATGGACATGAACTTGCGGTCATCACGGACTTCACCAGTCTGTGCGTTATAAGCAAGTTTATTTCTGTAGCGAGACATAACCTCTTTGAGGTATTGCTCTGCTTTTACCTTAGGAAGATTACCAACGTCAATATAGAAAATACGACGTTCAGGTGCTCTGGACAAACGATAGATGACCAAAGAATCCTCAATCATTCTAAGTTGATTGAGTGCTTTGATTGCTTTGTGGAGATATGAAAGAACAGTATTTTTATTTCTATCTACCAGACCAGAAGTGCAATATGTAATTGCATCTTTAGCAATTTTAATCGACTTCGCAGAACCACGACTCATGGCATTTAATCCATGAGATGCGCTTGGTGACGGGGTATATTGGAAAAACTCCTCAAATTCTGGACCGTTTGATATATCTTCTCCCTTATTGACTCTAACAACTCCATTATCAAATTTTCCGTTAGGATTTTTCTTCTCCTGACGGATATATTTCATTTTAAGTGGATCAATATATCTTAATTCTTGAATCCCTGCTTGGGGATTCTTCATGTCGATAACTTTGAGGTAGTAGACTCTTCCATCTACGTACCAATTTCTAAAAATTTCGTGGGACTTTCTATCAAAGTCTAGAATTTCTTTGAGATATTTGAATTCTTCTCTAATCTTTTTCTTAAGTGCCTCACTAGCATTCAAGTTAGAAAGTTCAATTTCTACTGGTGAATCATAGAGGTCACTAACAATTGCTTCATTGACGACATCTTCAATGGCACCATCCGCTTCTGGATGAAGTGCCATTTCTCTATATCTTTTGATTAAATCATGCTCTGTTCGATATACACCTTCAATATCAACATATTGACCATAAAATCCACTGCTGATATAATTATCAACCCCGTCCTGATTAGTTTCAGGAACGGGGGAGACAATTGAAGGTGACTTATTCTGATTGCTGTCAATAGAGAAACCAAAAAGTTTGGCCATAATAAGTTAATCTGAGTCTTTTCCTTCTTCTATTTAGTTGATGTCTTCGCCACCAGCATTGGCACCAGTACCCTTAGTAGCTTCCCACCACTGAACTTGAAGTTCAACAGTGAACTCTTGAATGCCTTGAGCATCATATGAGAGTTCGATAGGAGCAACCTGAGTTGGGAATACATCGTAAAAACGATAAGATCTCAGAGTAGAACCATCACGGTCTAACTGGTAGACATAAGCATCTGCTTGATAATCTGCTGGATTAACCAGACCAGTGTTATCAGATACTCTGTTGATGGTGTTCATCCAACGCTCGAATGCGGAGCGGATGGAGAAATCAGTATCGTTCAGAACGGTAACGGTCCAAGAATCGAAGGTTCTATCGCCTGCGATTTTCAGAACACGACCTCTGAAAGGAACTTCAATTGGTGCAACATTAGATGCTGGCATGTTAGCACCTTTGACCAAGAATCTTGATTTCTCAAGAACTACAGAGTCAGGTGCTGCTGCATCTGGGAACTGAAGAACGACTTCAAAGAGGTTGGCGCGTGCGCCACCACCCGTTAACTTACTCTTGAAGTCGGTAATCTTTCTTAGTGGGGGTGGATTAATTTGATTTCTAGATGGCATTGGAGTTAACCTCTAATTGAATTAAACGGAGCCGATTACTTCTTCAAATGCAACACCAGTTCTGGTGGCAACGAAGGTAAGACCGATGAAGTTAATCGATCTTGCTGGTTTGATGAAGATGTCCGCTACAAACTCATTGCTATCAATAACTGCAGCAGTGTTGTTTGTTTCATCACAAATAACAACATAATCTTGAATACCTCTCTTAGACTGAACGTCGCGGAGGAATGGTTCAACAATATTTACAAAGTTAGTTCTTGTAATTTCATCATTGAACTCAAACAGGAAGTCCTTCGCTGCAGCAGAAATTGCATCTTCCAGATAGATGAACAAACGGCGAACGTTGATTCTATCGAATGCTGAGGACTTACCGAATCCAGTCTTATCACCGAAGAGGGTGATGCCTGCTCCAGGGGAGAAGATAACTGGGTTGATTCTGTTGGAATACAGAAGATCTCTTTGCTTTTTACCTGGGTTGTATGCCAGTTTTACTGCATTGAGAATTGCACCTCTTGAAGTTCCAGCAGGTGAGAACCAAGGGAACTGTTGGATATCGGTTCTGGCACAAGTACCAGCAATATCTCCATTCAGAGGAACATAACGGAAAGTATCGTTGAAGCGGTCATACATGTACTTATAACCACTATCAAAGATTCCATACGTGGTTGAAGTGATTGGAGCATAGAAGCTCAGTACGTTATCGGTAATGTCATCAATACCATTAACTGTTACAGAACCAACAGAATTATCGGTGATAAATGCACCTCTGTATGGTGAAACGAATGCAACTGCATCCTTTCTTGCTTCAGCAACTGCAATTACTTTGTTAGCGAGTGCTTGTGCTTGCTCTTTACCATAGAAAGCAGAACCCATAAGAATGAAGTCTACTTCATACTCTTCAGTGTTCTCAAACAAGGTGTAACCAGAGATTAAATCATCAAGACCAGAGTCAAGTGCTCCAGTAGATGTAATATCGGTTTGACCACCATAGTTTGTACCACCTCCAAGGGTCATGGTTACAGAACCAGAACCTGCGAAGTTTACTCCATCTGCATCTTGGTCCCAACCAGCATCTGCATCAAGTTCAAGACTTGCTGCTCCATTATCGGAGAATGCAATTGTTGTAACTCCAACAGGCGCAGAACCGCCGAAGATATATGCAGAGTTGGTATAAAGATACTTTCTCCAGTAAGAAGGTGAACCTACTGAGAACTCAGCATCCTTTGCCTTGGAAAGATTCAGGTGCTTCTCAAGGATAGAACCTGCGTTTCCTGTGATTGTTCCTTTGTCGTCAATAACAACAACATGAACTTCGTCAAATCTACCGCCTCTAGCAGCAGCATATTCTGAAGTTCCTGGTCTGTTGGAAAGTTGATCCCACTCAAGGGTTCCGACCGAAAGGGAGATTGTTTGACTCTCAAACCAGTCTGCTTCTCCAGTGTATGCTCTAGTAGCAAACGAAGATGATTGACCATTAGTGTGAATTGCAACGCTTCCAGTTTGTGGAAGTGCATAAACACCGTTTTGTTGATAATCAACCTTTGTTCTTGTTCCCGCCTGAGATACGTGGTCAACGAGTTTCAGTGAGAGAGTTCCTGCCCCAACTTCGGTGATAACACCAGAGAAGTATCCATCAAGAATTGAAGTTGTTCCAGTACCAGCAAGAACGCTTCCTGCAGGAACAGCAGCAGTAAATCCATATCCAACAGAAACGTCGGTTGTGGTAACTCCACTGAGGATTTGGTCTGCTCTACCATCGATAACTGCAACCTTGATGCCATTTGCCCAGGAACCTGGGTTTCTTGCTGCAACAGTTACGTTAGTGATTGCGTTCTCGTCGTAACCGAGCTGCTCATAGTGCTCGGTGCTCTTAATCTTGAGGCTTGATGCTGCGCCAACAAAAGCGTTTTTGAGTCCTGCATCATCTGCTCTCGAAACTCTCAGAGTTCCACCGTAAGCAAGATAAGATGAGGCAACCATCCAGTGCTCATAGTGCTTGTCGACTGAGTATGGTCTGCCGAAAGTGTCTAAGAGATCATCCTCATTCTCTATTAACTGTGGGAGTTCGACAGGTCCTTTTGCGAATGGAGCAACAAGCGCCCCAATCGAACCAGAAACTGGATCGACTCTACCAATGGTTAAGTCAACTTCTCTTACTACAATTCCAGGAGATGCTAAATTTAGAGGCATCTTGGTGTTCTCCTTGGTCCAGAATTATCTGAAATTATTTATTAAAAAGGCTGTTTTCGTTGGGGAATTTGGACGTGATGTCTACCAATCAGGATATTCCCAGTTTTCGGTAGTTTTTTTAACTCTTTTCTTTGTACAATCTTTACACTCATATGAATACGATGATGCAACTGGACCTCTGTCTTTTCTAGTCCTGTAAAAATCTTCAATTAAATTTTTTGTAGTTCCACAAACTCTACACTTTCTCTCAAAAAGGAGAAGATGACCTAATTTTAACTGGTCATCTAAATCCATCAATAATACTCCCACATATATGCTCTATCACCATACTCATCAGTATGCCATCTGTCACCATTGTTATCGGTGAATGATGTCATTTCATTGATTCCATCGTCTAAAAATCCAAATGGTGCCATGTCTTGCTCAATCTGGTTCTTCTGCTCTTCATAGATTCTCTTACGGACATCATTATCCGTCATCTCTTTAAAATAATCTTGAGCAACTAACCAAGCAAAGATAACGAGGCACATTGCAAGGTCATCATTGCAACCTTCTTCTGCTTCAAAGGAATTATGCTTCTGTGCAAATGTGGTAAGTTCTGCTATAATATCATAGTCGAGAGTTAATAATTTAAAGTCCTCAATTAGAGTTTTTAAATTAGAACAACCAAGTTTCTTCACCTGTGCAGTTGTTCTAACTCCCATCTGCGACTTCTTACCAGAGAAACCGTGCCCAACCACCTGCCCAGCACGACCTCTCATTGCTGCCATCAACATATTTTCATACTCTAAGTCATAGTGGAGAATATTTGCCACCTGTTCTCCAATATCATTGACCTCTACTAGCACCCAAGCATCATTATATGCTTTCGCCGTTTGTTGAATAATATTTGGGAACAACATTGGTTTAATTTCATTGTTCCTATACTTTGCTACAACCTTATATGGAAACTCAGTAATATCAAATAAGATAAATGCAGAATAGTCATTGCCCAGACCACGAGCAACGTCAACAGTAATAAGGTAGTTGTGTTCAGGTTTTGCTTTCTCGTAGACATCTAATCCAGCATTCTTTTTAATGGGATCTTCATAGATGAGATTTTTCAGAATCGACGGGTTTATAAGGGTATTGACAGAACCAAGAAACTCACACTCGAACTCGACTTTGAATTGCTGTTCTGATGTGTTTTTAATCGTCTGTTCTTTCCATACTTCATCTCTTCCAGGAACCTCGGACCAATGAACATCAGTTGGAATGTATTCATTTTTTCTTTTCTCGGCGTCATGCCACATGCGGTAGAAGTGATTCATACCATGTGGCGTAGATACAATAATTACTTTGGTGTTTTTACCAGAAGTAATAGTAGGATAAACAGATGCAAAGAACGAGTCAGCAACGTGATTTGGGACGAACGCGAAC